ATAACTCTTACTACGGTAAATTTAGTTGGGGTGTTATTTCTGTTCCACCAGGGTATATTACCAAACAATTTGTTATAAATAATACCAATGGAGTCGTTGGATTGAATAGTACACCAATAGTAAGAAGAGTCAATCCACTTAAATTTGATAGCTACACAATAACTTAATCCACTCATAAGATATTTCAATGTCGGCAATAATAACTGATCAACTGAGAATTTTAAATGCGAAAAAGTTTGTATCTGAGGTTCAATCGGATACAAATTCATATTATACTTTTTTAGGATTATCTAATGCAACTGATTATAAAGAAGATTGGGATGTTTCTCCACAATCTCCTATAGATAATTTTGATTATTCTAATGATGTATGGGATACAATAATATCATTAAAAAGAATTAAATCAGATGATATAACTTTAGTCATAAGAAAAGTACTTTGGCAATCTGGTACTGTATATTCAATGTACAGAAATGATATAAGTAGAAATAATTTGTCTGCTCCATCAAATATAACTAGCTTATATCAATCAAATTATTATGTAATAAATCCATCTACATATAGAGTTTATATTTGTTTAAATAATGGAACTTCTCCCGAAACACCATACGGAAAACCATCTTTGGATGTTCCAAATTTTGTTGATATTGAGCCATCTTCTGCTGGATCAAGTGGAGATGGTTATATTTGGAAATACTTATTTACAATTAAGCCAAGTGATTTAATAAAATTTGATACAACAAATTTTGCTCCAGTTCCATATGACTGGGATACTAATTCTGAGTACTCTGCAGTAAGATTAAATGCCTCAGTTCCAGATAATCAACTAAAAACCATCATCATAAGGTCAAGAGGAGTCAATGTTGGTACAGCAAATCAGATCTATACCGATGTTCCAGTAAAAGGAGATGGAACTGGAGCTACGGCAACAGTTATAACCAATAATGAAGCCAAATTAGATTCAATTTTAATCTCATCTGGTGGAGATAGCTATACATATGCTCATGTTGATTTTGATGCTGCTGGAATTACATATACAACAAAACCAGAAGTTGACGTAATAATTCCACCTCCAGGTGGACATGGGTATGACATACACAGAGAACTTGGTTCCAGTAATGTACTAATTTACTCAAGATTTTCGAATGAGGAGCTTGAGCCAGATTATGTTATAGGAAACAAAATAGCAAGAATTGGAGTCATAAGTAACCCAGAAAAATATGCATCAAATGATCTATTAACTGCATCTACTGCAAGTGGAACATATGCATTAAGATTAACTGGATTAATATCAGATTTGAATATAGTACCAAATTCTTATATTACTCAAACCGTTTCTACTGGACAAACTGCAGCAGGTAGAGTAGTATCTTACGATAGTACAACTGGAGTTATAAAATATTGGCAAGATAGAACTATTGTTGGATTTAATTATGGGGGAGAATATTCAGATACTGTAAATCCAATATCTGGAACAAATAGAAAAACGGAAAATGCTCCATTATTTGGATATACCTTGAATAGATTTACATCTTCTGTTGGAGTTGGTGGGACTACAACAATTAAAAATATAAATTTATCATCATTAAACGTACAAATAGATTCTACTTTTACTGGAATAACAACTACTATCATAAATAAAACATATGACTTAGGGCAGTTTTTTGAAAACGGAGTTTCAACTCCCGAACCAAAAAAATATTCTGGAAATATAATTCATTTGGATAATAGACCCTCAATATTGAGGAATATAAGTCAAAAAGAAGATATCAAAATTATTCTACAATTCTAATTAATCATGCCACAAGAAACTAATCTTAATGTATCTCCATACTTTGATGATTATTATGAGCAAGATATTGGTGGAAAGGCAAATAACTATCATAAGGTATTATTTAAGCCAGGATTTCCAGTACAGGCAAGAGAATTAACAACTTTACAATCAATATTACAAAATCAAGTAGAGCAATTTGGTACTCACTTTTTTAAAGAAGGATCCAAAGTAATTCCAGGTCAGCTAAATTACATAAAAAACTTTAATGCCGTTCAAATTTCGGATGAATTTTCTGGAATTCCGGTTTCCCTATATTTGGAAAACTTAGTTGGATTGATCATAAAGGGAGATACATCTGGAATTAGGGCAAAAGTAATAAAGGTATTAACATCACAGGAATCAGAAAGAAATACAACAACTCTTTATATTGATTATATCGACTCTTCATCCATAGATTCAAGCACAAAAGAGTTTCTGGATGGAGAAATTTTAGTAGCAGAAGAAAATATATCATTTGGAAATACATTTATTCTTGCTGGACAGGGATTTGCATCTGCAATTTCAGCCAGTTCTAGTGCAACTGGATCTGCATTCACTATTTCAGCAGGTGTATATTTTATAAGAGGAAATTTTGTATCAGTAAGTGATGAATTGATATTATTGGATCAATATTCAAATAATCCAAGCTATAGAATAGGATTATTTGTAAATGAGCAGATTATATCTTCAGAAATTGATTCATATTTAACAGATAATGCACAAGGATTTAATAATTATTCAGCTCCAGGCGCAGATAGACTAAAAATTACTACAACGTTATCAAAAAAAGAAGTAACCGATTATAATGACGTAAATTTTATAGAATTAGCAGTAGTAAGTAATGGTGTATTGAGATCAATTAAAGAAAATACTCAATATAATATTTTTGCAAATGAATTAGCAAGAAGAACATATGATGAGTCAGGAGATTATTATATAAATGCATTTAGTGTATACCCAAAAGAAAGTTTAAATAATAAAAAGGGAAATAATGGGATATACAGCGAAAATGAATTAACAGAAGATGGGCAAATTCCATCTGATGATAAAATAGTATATAAAATAACTCCAGGTAAAGCATATATTAAAGGATTTGAAGTAGAAGCATATTCAACTAATTTTATAACGGCAAATAAAGCAAGAGAGTATAAAAGAATAAATGATCAGGCAGTAAATTTTGTATATGGAAGTACATTGACTTTGAATAGAACCTTCGGTTCACCAAAATTAGACATTACTTCCCCATCTACCGTAAGTCTTGTCAATACTAGAGTTGGAATAGCATCAACTACAGTAACAGGAAAAGAAATTGGATTGGCAAGAGTTTATGATTTTGCATTAGAATCTGGTTCATACAATTCCAGTAATTACAATTTAAATCAATGGGATCTAACCTTATTTGATATTACCACATATGGTGATATGACGCTAAATGGCCAAACTACATTATCAATACCAACAAAAATTAAAGGAAAATCTAGTGGAGCAACTGGATTTTTAAGACATGCTGTTTCTTCTGGTATAGGAATAACAGTATATGATACTTCGGGTAACTTTATTGTTGGCGAACAACTGTCTTTTAATGGAGTAGATAGCTCTATTACTGTAAATAATTTTAAAAATTATAATATATCTGATGTTCAATCTGTATATGCAACTACAGGATCAAATATAACATTCTCTGGTGATGTAATCCCAACACCAGCAATTAATATTGGAATTGCAACTATTTCTGCTGGACCTACTATATCTACGGTCACAAGCACTACTGTGGAGTTCCCAGGGATACTATCAGTTGGGAATTTAATTCAATATACAAATCCAAATTCCAACTTGGTAACATATAATAAAGTATTGAGCGTAAATACAAAATCATTTACTGTTGCTGGGATTACAACTGTAACTGGCATTTGCGATGGTGCATTACCAAGTTCAACGATATCAGTAACTGATCTAAAAGTTTTAACAACAAAATTACAAAATACACCAGATAATTCAAATTCTTTATTCTCTTCTTTACCAAAAAATAATATAAAATCGGTAGATCTATCTGATTCCAGTCTTATTATAAGAAAAGAATTTGATATTTCAATTACTTCATCTCAGACAAATACAATAACAGCAGGAGACGACGAGGTATTCCTTCCATTTGATGAAGAAAGGTATATTTTAATCAGATCAACTGGAATTATAGAGCCATTAAGTTCAGATAAATTTAATTTTACAAATGGAAGTAAAAATCTAAAAATTATTGGATTGGGCGCAACAAATGATGCAACTTGCAAATTGGTCTGTACTTTAAGAAAATCAAACGTAAAACAAAAAGTAAAAAATAAAAAAATTGTAGAGTCAATAGTTGTTAATAAATCCAAATATTCATACTCTGGAATTGGGCAGACATCCATACAAGATGGATTGACATATGGAAATTATCCATATGGAACAAGAATTCAAGATGATGAAATATGCCTAAATTATCCAGATATAATAAAAATTCATGGGATATTTGAGTCAAATGACATGAATGACCCAACTACTCCTAGTTTTTATGTATCAGCAATGAATGGACCAACAACAACTACCGCAGATCTAATTGTAGGTGAGGAGTTTGTTGGATCTACCAGTGGAGCAGTTGGAATCTATTTGGAAGCAACTTCAAGCACAAGAATAGGATTTGTATATTTAAATGAAATAGGATTTCAAATTAATGAAACGGTGACATTCAGGCAATCTGGAATTAGCGGTAAATTTACTGCTTTCAATGCTGGAAGTAAAAATATAACATCAAACTATACATTTACAAATGGACAAAAACTTTCATACTATGATTATGGAAAAATTATAAAAAAAGATGGAGTTATTGCACCAAAAAATAAAGTAAAAGTTGTATTTGCAAGAGGTTATTATAATACTTCAGATACTGGGGACATAACAACTATAGATTCGTACTCTAATTTTAATTATTCTAACGAAATACCAACAGTTTCAACATATAAAACTTCTGATATTATAGATTATAGATTAATAGTATCATCATTTACACCTACAGTAAATTCAAGATCACCACTTGAATTTTTGGGGAGAACCTTTGCTTATAGTAGTTCAAAACAAATTATAACCCCAGATGAATCTATTAGCATTTCATTTGAATATTATTTACCAAGAATCGATAGAGTTTATTTAAATAAAAATGGAATATTCCAAGTAAAAACTGGCGTATCAGAAGAAAATGCAAAATTACCAGAAGAAATTTCAGATAGTTTAAATGTAGCTAATGTTTATCTTCCAGCTTATGTTTATGATGTAAATGACATAAAAATTGATGCAATTGAACATAAAAGATATCAAATGAGTGATATTTTTAATCTAGAAAATAGAATTAAAAATCTAGAATATTATACAACTCTGTCAATTAAAGAATCTAATACTTCAAACTTAACAGTTCTAGACACAAACGGATTAAACAGATTTAAATCTGGGTTCTTTGTTGACAATTTTACTGAAAATAAAGTTCAAGATTATACAACTGGAGTAAAAAATAGTATTGATGAGAATGTAAACCAATTACGACCTTCACATCATACAACTAGTATTACATTAGATATTGGAACTGACGCAACTCTTGGGTTTAATACTCAAGTTCAAGATTATCAATATCCAGAAAATATTTTAGGTACAAATATTAAAAAAACTAATAGTCTTGTTACTTTAAATTATACTGAAAGCTCTCTCATAACGCAACCATTTGCAACTAGAGTAGAAAATGTCACTCCATATTTGGTGAAATTCTGGCAAGGAACAATTGAATTGACTCCTACAGTAGATGTTTGGGTAGATACAGTAAGATTGGCTCCATTGACAATTAATTCTACACTTAGTTCATTTGAATCATTAACAACTGCATTGGGAGCAAGTACTAGAACTCTTGCTGATGGAACAAGACAAGGATTGGCCCCAACCATTTGGAACTCTTGGGTTACAACCGGAGTAGTGTCAAGTTCACGCAGAGGGACAACTACAACTAGAACCTCACAAACAAGAACAGGAACACAGCAAATAATAACCGAACAAATAAGCAATCAGTCTCTTGGTGATAGAATTGTAAGTAGAAATCTAATTACTTACATGAGATCCAGAAATATCACTTTTACTGGAAAGGCAATTAAGCCATATACCAGAGTATATTCTTTCTTTGATGGCATAAATGTTACAAATTATTGTGTTCCAAAATTATTGGAAATTTCCATGGTATCTGGAACATTCCAAGTTGGTGAGACCGTAGTTGGAGCTATATTAAACAACCAAACAGTGGACTCAAATTATTTAAATATACAAGACCAAAAAATAACATTTAGAGTTGCAAATTCAAACCACAAATATGGTTCATATAATTCACCAACTGATGTTTATACTATGAATCCATATGATAGAACTGTAACTATACCAAGTGCATATTCACAGTCTTCTACTATACTTAATGTTGATATTTTTGGACTTTCAAATGAAGTTCAGGATATCTTCACTGGATATGCGATAACTGGAATGACACTAAGAGGATTGACCAGTGGTGCAGTCGCAACTGTAACTAATGTTAGATTAATCTCCGATCAATATGGTACTATTATTGGATCATTTTTTATTCCAAACGGAAATTTACCATCTACTCCACAATTTGAAACTGGAAAAAATACATTTAGATTAACAAGTAGTGATACAAATTCAAAAATAGAGGGTGTAGTAACAACATCAGCCGAGGATATTTTTTATTCCCAAGGCGAACAAGATAATGTGCAAAATACAACATTATCGGTTAAGAGTGCAAAAATAGAAACCATTACTGTACAAGATACACAAACATTAACAAGTACAGTAACAGTACCCCCACCTAGAAGAGATCCGCTGGCACAGTCATTTATAATTTCATCTGAATATCCCAATGGTGTATTTGTAACCAAACTTGATGTTTACTTCAGAACAAAGGGAGCTAATCATTCTGTGATATGTCAGATTAGAGAAATGGAGCTTGGTCTACCAACTACTACAATATTACCATTCTCTGAAGTAGAATTGACACCAGATAAAGTAAACATATCTGAGTTTGCTTCTGTTGCAACTACATTTACTTTTGATGCTCCAGTTTATTTAAATACAAATAAAGAATATGCAATAGTATTACTATCAGATTCAACCGAATATACAGTCTGGATATCCAGAATGGGCGAAGTAAATGTAACGGATTCTACCCTAGAATCTGGTCAAATTCTTGTTAGCTCACAAAATACTCTGGGCTCATTATTTAAATCACAAAATGGATCGACATGGGACCCAAGCCAATATGAAGATCTAAAATTCACTTTATACAAAGCAAACTTTGTAAATTCTGGATCGGTACAATTCTTTAATCCAAAACTTCCAGATTCATATGGAAAATTAGGAATAAATCCAGTAGAAATTACATCGAAAAAGATTAGAGTTGGCCTTGGATCGACACTAAACGATACTGAGTTAACCTCAACTTCTCTTGGTTATACAATAAAACAAGCAAATGTTACAAATAGCGCAAACTTAGTTGGTACAGCAGGAATTGCTACTGGAAACCTATCTATAGTAAATTCTGGAATTGGATATACTCCTTCTTCAGGTTCTTATACATTTAATAATGTTCCTCTTATCAATGTCACAGGAACTGGTAATGGTGCAACTGCGAACATTTCAATCACAAATGGATCAGTCCCATCAATTGGGGCAACAATATACAATGGCGGAACTGGATATTCAATTGGTGATATAGTAACTGTAAGTACACTTGGTACATCTACCCTAGGGCAAAATTTACAATTATCAGTATCTAATATAACAGCAGTTAATCAATTAATCTTAGATCAAGTTCAAGGAGAGTTTGATACAGTAAACAAATTGCAGTATGTAAAGTCTTCAGGTATTACTACCGATCTTAACTTCAATGTTGGTGGAAATTTACTTATTTCTTCCCAACCAGAAGTATTAAATTCTGGATTATCAGCAAAAGTTAATATTAAAAACCATGGAATGTATTCCAATGTAAATAAAGTCGAATTGAAGGGTATAGTTCCAGATACAAATACAATAAAGTTAACAACTGCATTAACTACTTCATCAAGTACTGTTCCAGTGGAAGTCACTTCTGAGTTTGATTTATTTGAAGGATTGACAGTAAGTGGCACAAATCCAGGCTATATTTTAATTGGAGATGAGATTATAAGATACACTACAGTAACTTCTGGATTATTAAGTAATATAACCAGAGGAATAAATGGAACAACTGTGGCATCACATCCATTAAATTCAATCATCAAAAAATATGAGCTAGATGGAGTTTCTCTACTAAGAATCAATACTACCCATACTGTATCTGATCCAATTGATTTTGATTATTATACAATTAACATAGACACAAGCGAAAAAACTGTCAACAGCTTATTATATTGTGCAAATAGAGCCACAACTTCACCAAAATTATATTTCAATAAAACAAAGCAAGCAGGCGGATCTAACGTAATTTCATCTTATAATGTTCCATTTGAATTACTAACTCCAAATGTAGGTACAATTGTACCAACTGGTACAGTAATAGATTCATCGATCAGAACAACAAGCGCAGCAAGTTTAGATGGATCAGAAACTCCATTTGTGGACCAAGGATTCCAGAGTATTATTTTAAATCAAAAAAATTATTTTAGTACTCCAAGATTGGTCGCATCCAGTGTAAATGAAAGCAATCTATTGACCAATTTACCTGGATATAAATCCTTTACTATGAATTTTGACTTGTTAACTAATGATTCTAATATCTCACCATGCATTTATACTGATAAAGTAAGTGCTATTTTGACTACAAATAGAGTAAATTCTCCAATTACAGATTATATTACTGATGATAGATCAAATGAATTTTATAATGATCCAAATGCATTTACTTATACCACAACAAATATTGGATTGGAAACACCAGCAACATCAATTAAGATGCTTATAACTGGTTATATCAATAAATACAATGATATTAGAGCATTTTACTACATTGAAAATGCACCAACTGAAAATAAAAACGTTATTTTTATTCCATTCCCAGGATATAATAATATTACAGCAAGTGGTGCTACCATTGATATAAGTAAAAATGATGGAACATTAAATAAAAAGCCAACATTCAATGATAAATATCAACATGAACCAGGTTTAGATTTGTTTACTGAATATGAATTTATGGTGGATAATTTGCCATCATTTACAAACTATAGAATTAAATTAGTCATGACATCTACAAATCAAGCATATGTTCCCATTATTAATGACATTCGAGTAATCGCACTTGCATAAAATGCTTATTCCAGTAGAAGGAGAATCTGGATTATATCGAGATACAGATTCAAATAATATAATAAACAAGAATATATCAGAATATGAAGCATATATTGCCCAAAGACAGGCAAGAAAATGTGACAAAGAAAGAATAACTGTAATTGAAAACCAATTATCATCACTCAGACTTGATTTGGATGAAATTAAACATTTACTATTAAATTTAACCAAATGAATCCAGATAATATAACTCTAGATAACATTAATAAATTATTTGAATATGAAAAAATATCTAGAGATATAGATAGTATAAATGATGTAAATATTTTACAAAATATGAGTAAATCATATGTAAAATTATATCTGAAACAACAAGAAATCTTATCTTCATTAAAATGGCAAAACCAGCAAATAGACAGCAATTAATAGATTATTGTCTAAGAAAACTTGGACATCCTGTACTAGAAGTTAATGTAGCTCAAGAGCAAATTGAGGATCTAGTTGACGATGCACTTCAATTTTTCCAAGAAAGGCACTTTGATGGTGTTGCTCAAACATTTTTAAAATATCAAATAACCCAGCAAGATATTGATAGAGGCAGAGGAAACGTTGGTATTGCCAGTACCTCTGTAGTTGGACCAGATAAAACATATGTTTACACTGAAGCAGCAAATTATATTCGAATTCCAGATTATGTAATTGGAGTTAATAAAATATTTTCTTTCGAAGGCTCGAATAGCATTGCTAGCGGAATGTTTAGCATAAAATATCAATTATTTTTGAATGATGTTTATTATTGGGGATCAGTAGAGCTATTAACTTATTCTATGGTAAAAACTTACCTAGAGCAATTAGACTTTTTGTTAACTACCCAGAAACAAATTAGATTTAATAAGAGAGAAGATAAATTATATCTTGATGTAGATTGGTCAGCAATGATACCGGGACAATATCTGGTTATAGATTGTTGGAGAGCATTAGATCCAACCGAATCAACAAAAGTTTGGAATGATTCATTCCTAAAACAATATTTAACTGCACTTATAAAAAGACAGTGGGGATTAAATTTGAGTGCAAAATTCAGAGGAATGAAATTACCAGGTGGAGTTGAGATTGATGGAAGACCACTTTATGATGATGCTCAACGAGAAATAGACATTATTATGGAAAAAATGTCTAGCACATATGAACTTCCACCGTTAGATTTTGTTGGGTAATATGTTAAATCCATTCTTTTTAAACGGTTCCCAAACGGAACAAGGATTACTACAAGATCTAATAAATGAATCCATAAAAATGTATGGAGTGGATGTACATTATATACCTAGACAATATATCACCCAGAAAACCATAATAAAAGAAGTTATAGAGTCTCAGTTTAATAATGCATATCCATTAGAAGCATATATTGAAAATTATGAAGGATATGAAGGCGCTGGCACACTCCTTACTAAATTTGGCGTTCAGCCTTATACTGATTTAAATTTAATTATTTCAAGAGAAAGATATTCTAATTATATTTCTCCATTAATTAAAAATTTACCGAATGTAAAGCTATCAAGCAGACCAAAAGAAGGAGATTTAATATATTTTCCATTGGGAGATAGATTATTTGAAATAAAATTTGTAGAACATGAGCAACCCTTTTATCAGCTAAAGAAAAATTATGTTTATGTACTAAAATGCGAATTGTTTAGATATGAAGATGAAATTATTGATACTGGAATTAGTAATATTGACGATAACGTAGAAAGCCAAGGTTATATTCAAACTTATAATATGATAGGAATTGGATCTACTGCAACTGCGGTTACAAGTCTAGTTTATGGTGGAGTTAGATCGGTTACAATAACAAATAGAGGAGAAGGTTATAGTGGAACCCCAATAGTAGGTTTCTCATCTCCCCAAAATGGAGTTGCAGCAGTTGGCGTTGCCACAATGATCAGTGGAATTGTTGACCTATGTCAGCCAGATGGAACGCTTTATCGAGTTCAGGGGGTAGAGATAACCAATCCTGGTTTCGGGTACACTGTAGCCCCTTCTGTGGCCTTCTACGGTGGTTCTCCGAGTAAGACCGCAACAGCAACCGCAACCATAGGAAATGGAATCGTCGGGATAATAACGATCACAAATGGAGGTGGTGGATATGTGACTCCGCCACCAGTAAGTTTTGTTGGCGTATCCAGTATAACAGCACAAGCTAGATCAATTATTACAAATGGTTCTGTGAGTGAGATTCGTATTATTAACTCTGGATTAGATTATATTTCAACTCCACAAATTGTTATTGGTGGACCAAATGTTGTAGGCATTGGTACATATAGATACAATGAAATTGTAATGGGAACTACAACTGGAACAACAGCAAGAGTAAAATCTTGGAATGCAGTTACAAGAAAACTTGAATTATCAAATATATCTGGAGATTTTGCTCAGGGTGAAATTATTATGGGATCATTGTCGCAGGCACAATACAAATTACAGTTGGCGTCTGTATATGAAATGAAAGATCCATTTGCACAAAACAGTAATATACAAACAGAAGGTAGTTCAATTATAGATTTTAGTGAATCTAATCCATTTGGAACTCCATAATGGTTAAATAGTATTAACGTAAGGTTTTTTTAATAATGTTTGAGTATTTTTATCACGAAATAATAAGAAAAACAATCATTGCATTTGGAACTCTTTTTAATGACATTAGTATTCATCATGTTAATGATCAAGGGGAAATAGTATCAAAAATAAAAGTGCCATTGGCATATGGCCCAATACAAAAATTCTTAGCAAGAATAGAACAAGTACCAAATTTAGACAAACCAGTTCAAATAACATTACCAAGAATATCATTTGAACTGGTTGGAATATCCTATGATTCATTAAGAAAACTTCCACAAACTCAATCTTTTGTTACATGCGGACCAGGAAATGAGACTATAAAAAAAGTATATTCTCCAATTCCATATAACTTAAATTTTGAGCTTGGAATAATGACAAAATTAAATGATGATATGTTACAAATAATTGAACAAATACTTCCTTATTTTGGTCCAAATTATAATTTAACAGTAGATTTAGTCAAAGAAATTGGAGAAAAAAGAGATATTTCTGTGGTACTCGATAACATATCCATTACTGATAATTATGAAAGAGATTACACAGAAAGAAGAGTTTTACTTTATACATTAAAATTTACTGTAAAAATTCTTTTCTTTGGTCCATCCAAATCTACCGAAACCGAGACTATCAAAAAAGTTTCTCTTGGTTTTGTCAGTGGAGATACAAATTCCATAACAAAAGATCTTACATATTCTTCTGAGCCTCGTGCAATTAAAAATTATACTGGAATAATAACAACAACTACAACAAAAGATGTACAACTTGATGATATTGAGGTAGTTGTATCTGATGCAACTAACATATTAGAAAATACATATATAGAAATAAATGGAGAAGAACTGTACGTTATTTCTAAAGTAGCAAATACACTTACGGTTAAAAGAGGTCAAGATGAGACAACAATATCTTATCATGTTTCTGGTTCTAATGTTAAAAACATTACAGCAGCAGATAATTTATTGATCAAACCATATGATAATTTTGGCTTTATTGGATCCATAACATAAAGGTACTATAAAATGACTAGCAAATTCAACAAATTGAAAGAAACTTTTAATGTTCAAGAAACCGAGGTAATTCCAACTGAGGTGGAATTGCCAGTGGAAAAAATTGAAAAGATTACTTCACTGGTTGATGATATTAAAAGAGACTATGAGTATACTCGTGGAAATTTATATTCTATCATTGAAAAAGGACAAGAAGCATTAAATGGTGCTCTCGAAAAAGCACAAGAAACAGAGTCTGCTAGATCATATGAAGTTGTTGGTCAGCTAATAAAAACTGTTTCAGATGCAACAGATAAGTTAATTGATTTGCAGAAGAAATTAAAAGATCTAGACGAAAAACCAAACAAAGGACCAACCAATGTTACAAATGCCCTTTTTGTTGGATCTACTGCAGAATTAACTAAATTATTAAAAAATCAATCAAAAAATGTTGCTGATACTAAATAATTACTAGGTATTTTTTAACTATCATGAGAAAGAAAATAAGAGAAGAAAAAGATCAGGAAGGTGGAATGGCTAAGGTAGAAATAGATTCTATCGAAAGAGCAGTTCAAAATTTAAAAAAGAAAATCACCAAAACAGATCAACAGCTTCCAGCTTGGGTTCAATCCAAAATAACAAGAGCTGCAGATTACATCAATAGTGCATCTCAGTATCTCATGAGTGGAGAGGAATTGGATGAAAATATTAGTTTTGAAATAAACAGAACTCCAAAAAAGCCAGCACAAACAGATTCAGATGCTGCACCCGATCAAACTCCTGCTCAGAGAAGAGCACATCAAGATTTTGTGAGGAACCTTCATAATAGATTAAATTCAGGTAAAGAACCAGAAT